AATAATTATGCATCAGGCACATTTGAATCTGAGCCTACAAAAGAATTAGATGTCATGAATTGTACTAAAGAACAACAAGCAAAGATAACACCATACTTAGTTAAAGCATTAGGTGAGTATCAAGAAAAACATAGTGTGCCAGGGCAAAAGACTCAAGGACCATGGCTCAGTAAATTTAGTCCAATACGTTTTAACAGATATAATGTTGGCACTATGATGAGAGAACACTATGATCACATACACAGTATATTTGATGGTCAGATGAAAGGAGTGCCGCTAGTATCTATTGTAGCCAATTTAAATGAAGACTATGAAGGCTCTGAATTCTATTGCAGAGAAGAGAAAATTGAGTTAAAAACAGGTGATATACTATTGTTTCCATCTAATTTCATGTATCCTCATGAAGTTAAAGAAACAACAAAAGGCAGCCGATACTCGTTTGTAAGCTGGGCCTTTTAATATATAATGAGGTTATATGTTACAAAAGATAGGTTTTCAACCAGGAATAAACAAACAGATATCTGACACAACAGCCGAAGGTCAGTGGGTTGACTGTGATAATGTACGTTTTAGATATGGCACACCTGAAAAGATAGGTGGTTGGAAACAATTAGGAGGTAGTAATCTTACAGGTGCAGGAAGAGGACTACATCACTTCGTAAATAGTTTAGCTAGAAAATACGCAATCATTGGTACAAACAGAATTTTATATGCATTCTCTGGAGGTGTGTATTATGACATACACCCAATTAAATCTACAAACACGCTTACAAATGCATTCAGCACGACTAACGGATCACCAACTGTTACAATAACTTTCAGTGGTGCTCACAACATATCAGCACAAGATATAATATTATTAGATAATTTTTCTGCAATTACCAATTCTAATTTTGCAGCTGCAGATTTTAACGATAAAAAATTTATGGTGACAACTGTACCTACCAGTAACACTATAACAATTACAATGGCTTCAAACGAATCAGGATCTGGTGCAACTACATCTGGTGGTGTAAGAGTTCAACATTACTATCCAGTAGGACCTGCTGTACAAGCAAAAGGATTTGGTTGGTCATTAGGAGCATGGGGTGGACAAGTTGCTGGAGAACCTACAACTACATTACAAAACGGTATTAACAGTGCTGTAACTACAGGTATTATATTAGTAGACGCTTCTCAGTTTCCAACTGCAGGTACAAACTTTTTAAAAATAAATGATGAAGAAATATCTTATACAGGTATAGCTGCAACCAACGAACTTACAGGTGTAACTAGAGGTGTAGGTGGAACAACTGCAGCTGCACATAATGGAGGAGATACAATAACTAGTACAACTAATTTTATTGGTTGGGGTGAAGCAGCATCAGGTGACTTAGTTCTTGAACCTGGTATGTGGTCACTAGATAATTTTGGTGATAAAGCGATTTGTTTAATTCATGACAGTGCATGTTTTGAATGGAATTCTGCAGCAACAGATGCAACTGCAAATAGAGCAACTATTATAACTGGTGCACCAACAGCATCAAGACATATGTTGGTATCTACGCCAGATCGTCACTTAGTATTTTTTGGAACAGAAACAACAATAGGTGATGTTGGAACACAAGACGATATGTTTATTAGATTTTCAGATCAAGAAGATATAAATACTTATGCACCAACAGCTGTTAATACAGCTGGTACACAAAGACTTGCTGACGGATCACAGATTAGAGGAGCAATAAGAGGTAGAGATGCAATTTATGTCTGGACCGATACAGCATTATTCACACAACGTTTTGTAGGTCAACCATTTACATTTGCATTTGCACAAGTTGGAACTAACTGTGGACTTGTTGGACAAAACGCAGCTGTTGAAGTTGATGGTGCAGCTTATTGGATGTCAGAGAATGGTTTTTTTAGATATGCAGGTAAGTTAGAATCATTACCTTGTTTGGTAGAAGATCATGTTTACGATGATATAAATTTAGAATCTGGTAATCAAATGGTATCTGCTGGATTAAATAATCTTTTTGGTGAAGTCATGTGGTTTTATCCAACTTCCTCATCTTCTGTTGTAAACAGAATGGTTGCATACAATTATTTTGACTCTTCGCCTCAAAGACCTGTTTGGACAAATGGCACATTAGCTAGAACTATGTGGCAAGACTCTGCAGTATTTGGTAATCCACATGCAACAGAATATGATGCAGCTACAGATACATCTTTTGATGTAGTGGGAAATACCGAGGGTAGAACAACATACTATCAACATGAAACAGGAACTGATCAAGTTAAAGGTGGTGCTACAACTGCAATTACTGCAAACATATCTTCTGGAGATTTTGATATTACACAAGCAAGATCATCACAAGGACAACAAACAGGTGTTGCAACGTTTAGAGGAGACGGTGAATTTATTATGAAGATAAGAAGGTTTATACCTGACTTTATATCACAAACTGGTAATACTAGAGTTACATTGAATTTAAGAAATTATCCAAACGATACACAATCAGGTTCAGCACTTGGACCTTTTGATATAAGTTCGTCTACAACTAAAGTAGATACCCGTGCAAGAGCTAGAGCAATTGCATTAAAAATAGAAAACACATCAACTAATCAAAGTTGGAAACTAGGAACTTTTAGATTAGATACACAACCAGACGGAAGAAGATAATGGCAAAAATAGTACAGGTAATAACTAGACCATCAAGAGAATATGATATTCAAACAGCAGAAGCTCAAGTAAGAGACCTTGATGCAATTGTAGAAAAATTAAATAGTACGTATCAAGAAGAATTAAAAGAGGAGATAGAAGCGTTTAACTTCTTTGCACAATAATGGCTAATAGATTTATAAATAAAAAAATAAAATTAACAGATACAAATAGCACTACTTTATTTACTGTTCCAACTGCAACTACGACTATTATAAGATCTATATTAGTATCAGAATATGCGGGATCTGGATCAAGCATAACAGTAACATTAACAGACAGTTCTAGTGTGGTATTTAACTTATTTACTACTAAAACAATATCATCAAATGCTACAACAGAACTATTAACAAATCCTTTAATATTACAGGAAAGTGAAATATTGAAAGTTCAAGCTGGTGATGCTAATAGACTACAAGTAATAATGTCTATATTAGAAGTACAACCTAGAACAGTTATTGGAGGAGAATCGTAAGATGAAGGATATACCGGTAATAAAACCAAAAGAGATAATAGAAGAGATTTACAACCTTAGAACAGGTGAGAAATATAACAACGACGAAGAATGGAAGGCTAAAGGCATACCCGAGTCTGAGATAAGAAAAGACGTGAGAGTGATAATGCCGAGTCTTGATTTATTCGGAGAAACAAAATAGAATGGTACGATGGCGATAACTAGAGCACAACAATTCAGACAGATGTTAATCAAGGGTGGAATAGCAAACCCTGATGGTAGACGTGGTTTCGGTGGTGGTGCTGACATGGGAACTGTTGGAGATTCAAAAGGTAATGTCGGCCCTGGAAAAGGCGGGTATCAAGGTGGAGGAGACGGAAAAGGTGGAAAAGCAGGTGGTGAGGGAGATGGTCCAGTAGACAAATCTAGTAATTTACAAAATGTTAATCACATGATAGCTATGGGTCTTGACGTTCCTCAAGGACCTATTAATTTAAAACCAAGGGAAATAGAATTACAAAATTTTTTAGATAGAAGAAACAAAGTTAATTTATTTGGTTTAAGTAAATTTTTTACAGGACCCCTTCAAAAAGTTTCTGATTTTAATGCATCAATAAACAGACCTTTTTTTAAAGAAGTAATTAGAGCAGGTAAGATACCAGGGTTAAGTTTTGACATGACCGAAGAAGAATATGAAGAAGCATATCAAGATTATATGTCAGATAGACTCGACGGTAAGATAGATGCTTATGGAAATCCAAATCCAGGATATGGCAAAGATGATAATCCATCAGGTATCATGACCCAATACATACCACCTGTTCAAAGTCAACCAGAACCAGAAGATAGTAATGATGATGATGATTTTGAATTTTATAAAAGATTTAGAGCTGAAGGTGGTAGAGCAGAATACAAACAGGGGTCACCCAAAGTAGATCCAAGAATGAAAAATACTTTGGCTCAAAACGTGGCTGCTAATAATGCTCAGGCTGCAGCTAACGCAATACAACAGGTTGTGAACGTAGCAACTTTAACATCACCATCATCACAGATGATGACACCACCTAGTATACCATCACCAGGAACAGGTGGTTTTACCGTCAACACACCGACAGGACCGGCAACATTCAGTAGTCCGGGTAATTTTGGTCCACAAGGTATAAAAATAGACGGAAAGATTTATTACAGTGAGCAAGAGGCGATCAAAGATCTAGGGATCGAAAGATACAATCAGCTGATGGCTGATGGTGGTAGAG